CAGTTGCCGGACGACTCTGACTTGCAGAACATCATCGACGAAATCGTGTCTGAAATTTCGTCGCTGCTGTACAAGTGCAAAACCTTCAAATGAACGGTTTGCGACTCGCACAACTGCTGTCGGATCAGGACGAGGAACTCGACATCCTCGGCCAGCCGCGCAAGAAGCGACGAGCGTTTGGCTACACCGGCGACAATTCGCAGTACAAGAGCCTTGAGGCGTACTACCGCAGCAAGACCCCGCAGGAAATCTTTAGCCAGTACACCCCTTCGGCCCCGCCGCCGCTGAACCTTCAGACGCCAGAGCCTAAGCCGCTTGACGAATTCGCAAGCGTTGAAAGCGAATACACCCCCTATCGGCCTGACAAGCCCATCGGCCCGCCGACCGGCGCACCTACGGCCCCCCCGCTTGACCCACGAGACTACCGGCAGGCGGTCATTAAGGACGAACCTGCCCGGCCCCTGTTCAGCGGAATGCTGCCGTCGCATTTCCCAGAGGCGTACCAGATCGGGTATACGCCCCCGACGCAGGCAGCAAGCGTGCCTGAGTATGTGCCGCCGCAGCTGTTGCCGCAGACTCCGCCGCCACCACCGATCCCAGAAAACAGACCGTTGCCGCCGCCGACTTTTCAATCAGACACAGCGGAACTGCGCGACGAACCGACAGCAGAAATCGTCGCGCCAATAGCGCCAGTGCAACAAACTGTAAACCAACAACCTTTGTTTAGCGGGATGCTGCCGTCGCAGTTCGCAGAAGCGTATCAAATTGGATACTCGCCACCGCCTGCTGCAATCGCCCCTGCGGCCCCAGAAACGCCTGTGGCGATTAACCCCGACGCAGAACGCCTTGCGGTAATGTTGGCGCAAATGCCAGAAACGCAATATTTCACAGAGCAATATGCTTCGCCGCAAATGGCTGTGACGCCAGAACCAACTTTTGCAGCGCCTATGACGCCCGCCGCAGATGCTCCTGTCGTCAATCCTGACGCAGAGCGCCTAGCAGCGGCGCTACAGGCCCAGCAGGAGCAGCAGGCGCAGATGATGGCGGCACAAACTGAGATGGCGCGACAGGCCGAAATACAGCGGCAGATGGAACTCGCCCGAATCGAGGAAGAACGCCGACGCGCAGCGGCAGAGTCAGCAGGAGTGGACGATGGCGGCGGACGCTAATCGACTCGCGGCAGCCCTCGCCTACGAGGACGACCGTAAGCGACGACTGGCCGAGACCATCCCAACGCTGACCGGGCCGACGACCGCCCCACGGCGCAGTGTCCGCACTGACCTCGAAAACCTGTCCGCTGGACTAGGGCAGGGCATCACAACCCAACTAGAAGGCATCAAGGGGTTGATTACCGACCCCGTAGGCACTGCTAAAGGCGCATACGAGGCCGCTAGGGCGGTTGTACGCGACCCCTCGGTGTTGGCCGCCGCTCTGAGCCAGATGGGCCAGAAAGCGATGAGCGGGCCTTTGGGCGCAGGCGAGGTAATAGGCGAGATGCTTGGCCCAATGCGCGGTAAGCCGGTCATGGCCGAAATTGACGTGTACCACGGTACGCCCCACCGATTCCCCGGAACAGAAGCCAACCCACTAGGCGAATTTGACGCAAGTAAAATCAATACGGGTGAAGGCGCTCAAGCTTTCGGTCACGGTATTTACCTTGCCGAAAGTCCGAAGGTGGCGGAGGGATACAAAGAACGCTTAGCCGCATCAAGTTATATGAAAGATTCGCAATCGGTTGCTTATGGCAAAATTTGGCAAAAAGCAGCAGATGCGGCGTTAGAAACCGGCGCGGCGCACCCAGATTATTCAAGAGCAATATCATCGCAAATTATGGATTGGGTAGACGGCGGCCGAAAACCAGAAACTTTTTTGCGATACAACCGCGTTCCGCCAAGCGCAAAACCCGCTTATGAAGCAGCCGTGAAGGAATACGTGGGTTTGCAAAAAACTCCGGGCAACCTCTACACCGCCGACCTACCCGACGAAATGATTGACCGTATGCTGGATTGGGATAAGCCGTTGAGTGAGCAGCCAGCGGTTTTCAAACAGTTGATGAAAGTCACGGATTTAACAGGCACGGCAGGATTTCTAGCAAAAAGCCCAGAAACAACAACGTTTGGCGAACTCTATAACGCCTTAAAAAACCAAAATCCGCAAAGTGATGTAAGCGAGTATTTTAGAAAGGGGGGCATCCCCGGTATCAAATACCTAGACGCAGGCAGTCGAGGCCAAGGCGGCAGCGGCACCCGCAACTTTGTCGTATTCCCCGGTGAGGAAAAGAAAGTACGGATATTGGAACGAAAGTAACCTACACTTTAACTATTGTTTCATTAGTGTATAAATAAGCCATGCCAAGACCCAAAGGATCGCCCAACAAGGCTACTGCGGAAGCAAGGGAAGCCATCGCCCGGCTTGTAGACGGTAACGCTCACCGGCTCAACATCTGGCTGGACGAAATCTACGAGACAAAAGGCGCAGAGGCCGCATGGAAATGCATGATGGATGTGGTCGAGTACCACGTCCCGAAACTTGCACGCATTGAGACGACGGGCAAGGACGGAGGCCCACAAGAGTGGGTCATACGGTGGGGCGAGCCGAAGTGAAGGAGATCGACCTGCCGTACAACCCGCGGCGGGCGTTCCTACCCTTCCACAACCGCACAAAGCGATGGGCTTGCCTTGTGGCTCATCGTCGCGCCGGTAAAACAGTCGCAGCCGTCAACGACATCATTAGGGCGGCCATTATGTACAAAGGGCCAAACGGATTGTTTGGCTACGTTGCCCCCTACATGAACCAAGCGCGGCGTATTGCGTGGGACTATTTCAAGTTCTACGCCGCCCCGCTGACGCAGGACGCCAACGAGAGCCAGATGACCCTGACGCTAGTGAACGGGGTCAAGGTCAGCCTATTCGGCGCAGACAACGCAGACGCCATGCGCGGACTCGGCTTTTCAGGCGTGTACCTTGACGAATACGGCGACTTTAAGCCTAGCGTGTTCGGTAACGTCATACGCCCGGCCCTGTCAGACAAGCAAGGGTGGGCAGTGTTTGCAGGTACGCCCAAGGGCAAAAACGGCTTTTGGGACGTGTACGAGACCGCACAGCGCATACCGGACGAGTGGTTCGTGTTACGCCTACCCGCAAGCCAGTCAGGGTTACTGCCACAAGGCGAACTGAACGCCGCCAGAGCGCAACTGAGCGAAGATCAGTACCTCCAAGAGTACGAATGCTCGTTCGAGGCTGCCATTCAAGGCGCGTTCTTCGGCAAGGAGATGCGCCAAGCCGACGATCAAGGCCGCATCACCCAAGTGCCCTACGATCCCTCCCTGCCGACGTATACAGCATGGGACTTGGGCTACCGGGACGACACGGCAATATGGTTTTATCAGATGGCGCGTGGTGAAATCCGCGTGATCGACTTCTACGCCGTGAGTGGGGCAGATATCCATGACATCGCCGCAGTGGTTCTACAGAAGGGCTATGACTACAAGCGCCACTACCTACCCCACGACGCTCGGGCAAAGAGCCTACAGACCGGCAAAAGCATCGTGGAGCAACTTGCAGCCTATTTGGACGTCGGTAAACTCGCGGTGGTGCCAGACATCGGCGTGCAAAGTGGCATTCAAGCCGTCCGCCTGACCCTGCCTCACGTCTGGTTTGACAAGGAGCGGTGCAGGGACGGCATAGAGGCGCTGCGCCAGTACCAGCGGGAGTACGACGAGGACAAGAAAGCGTTTCGGCAGACCCCAAGGCACGATTGGACATCACACCCTAGTGACGCATTCCGAATGCTTGCGGTATCATGGCAAGCAGAATCTGACAAGCCCCGGTCGGCTGACCCCAAACCGCTTATGGTTGGGCCAGCCAATACGGTTACGCTTAACGATATGTGGGCGGTACACGACCGCTCAACGAGCAGGAGAGCACGAATATGAGTGGAGTTTCATACCCTTATCGCTACGCTTACGAGACTGTAGCGGTATCGCAAACCGATCAACCGCTAGGCACTACTGGCGCGGCGGGTGATTACCTGCACCGCATCGTGGTGGCCGTAGCGACCGCCGCAACCTCCACGGTCAGCGTCATTGACGGTAGCACCACGCTGCTCGCCATCCCGGCCAACACCCCCATCGGCGTCTACAGCATTGAGCTGAACGCCCGCAGCGCC